GAAGATAAAAAGGAAGTGAAAGAAGCTAAAAAGCAAGTTGTTGGTGTAGAGATGCACTACAAGCATGCAACAAAGAAGCCTTTCAAAGTTACACACTTCTCAGTTCAAGATGCCGAGCGTGGCAGAAAGGATTATGAGAAGATGGGTTATAAGTTAGTTGGTAAGAAAGCACAGATGGGTGAAGAAGCAGAGCAGGTTGATGAGGGAGCCGCTACCCACCACGGAGTTGTGGTAGACAGCAGTAGTCTACAAAAACCAAAGAATATCTCTGGTTTGGCGCGTCAACACGGCGGTCAACATGCTTACAGAGACCCGCATGGTTCAGTTTATGTGTTCAGTAACAAGGATGGGGCGAAATCATTCAAGCTCGCAGTCGGTTCTGCCGCATCACACATCAAAGCAGCCCAGACTCGTCAGATTATGAAAATCAAGGGACTTGGCGAAGCAGTCGAGCAGGTTGATGAAAATTTGCCGCTGCTTCCAAAGCAAAAACAAATTGCTCGTGACCTTCTAAAAAAAGAAATGGAAGCGCGCAAGAAGCAACGCAACGATAATAGACAAGCTGGTACACCAAAGCTAATGGAAGAAGATAGAAGGGATGCTAATAATGAAGTTCGTCGACATATAATGGCTACACCAAGACTTGTTCATAAAGCAGACACATTCAAAAAAATGAAGGATATGCTGCAATCAGTTAATAAACATGATAATGTGGGTTCATGAAAGGTTTTATAGATTATCTTAATGAAGAAAGTGAACTACAAGGAGCCTTGCATAGCAAGAATCCAATGAAGGTTAGAAAGGCTGCTGGAGAGCTTAGAGCAGAAATGCGTAATAAAATTCCAGCGGGCCATGCAGAAAGGTTAATTAGTAAGTATAGTAACCATCCTAAGCTTGCTACAGAGTTAAGAAACGCAAAAGAAAAGTATCCAGAGGCTGATGTAAGACCAATATTAAAAACTCACATCAGGCAAATGGGTATTAAACATATGGGTGTATAACAATGCCAGATTACGTAAAATTTAAAGCTTCAGAAATTGCTCTAACATCAGCCAATAATGTAAATTTGGCTAGTGTTGTTAGATTGCTCAATTCAAATACAACAACTGCTTCAACAATTACTATTGCCAATAGTGGCGGTACAATTGCTACATTTACTCTTAATTTTGCTGGCACCGACGGTAGTGAAATGTATCTTGTCAAGGAACCAACAGATACATTAGCAGCAACAAATGGTACTGTTAAAGCTGCATCAGTTGCATACAAGTAAGAGAGAACAACAATGAAACTAATCTGCGAAGTACTAGAAGAAGTACAACTAATTACAGAAGAAAAGGAAGATGGCAAGAAGGACTTCTATATTGAAGGTGTCTTCATGCAGGCTGACCTAAAGAATAGAAATGGCCGTATCTATCCTATGCCTGTAATGGAAAAGGAAGTTAACCGCTACGTTAAAGAATACGTAGATACAAAGAGAGCTTTTGGTGAGCTAGGCCACCCAGAAGGCCCACAAATTAATCTTGACCGTATTTCACACATGATTACGGAACTAAAAAGAGATGGATCAAACATTGTTGGTCGTGCTAAGATTCTTGAAACACCAATGGGTAACATTGCCAAGAACATTATTCAGGGTGGCGGTGCTCTAGGCGTTTCATCTCGTGGCATGGGTTCACTAAAAGATAAAAATGGCATTATGGAAGTCCAGGATGACTTTACTCTTGCCACAGCTGCTGATATTGTAGCTGACCCTTCAGCACCAGGTGCATTTGTCAACGGTATTATGGAAGGTGTAGAGTTCTGGTATGATGTTGATGGTAGATTGAAAAAAGAACAGGTAGCATATCAAGCAAAAGCAAGTATTGAGGATCTAGCAAAACATAAAAAATTAAATGAAGAGAAATTGCTTCAAGTTTTTGAAACATATATTAATCGATTAAAATCCCAGTTATGACATTCTACGTGTATGCTCTAATAGATCCTGTTAATAACATACCCTTTTATATTGGTAAGGGCAAAGGCATATGTTTTTAAACGCTGTCAAAACTTTAATTTTATAAATAATATTAACCAATTTACGTAAATTTTTTGGGAGAAAATACAATGTCAGAAGTACTTCACGAAGAAGATTTTAAGGTACCAGGTGTTAACGCATCTGTTGCCAGTCCTGTAGACCCAGCTGGTGGTAAGGACTCATCAAAGGCAGCCAAGAAAGATGCTGGCATGCCAATGGAAAAGCTAAAGGCCGTACAAGAGGACCTAGCTGCTCTATTTGATGGTTCAGAGCTATCAGAAGATTTTAGAGAAAAAGCAACGGTCATTTTTGAAGCTGCTATCAACGAGAAGGTATCCGGCGTTGTAGCATCTCTAGAAGAGCAATATGAGGCACGCCTAACTGAAGAAGTTGGTGCCATTGAAGAAGCTCTAGTAGAAAAGATCGATAGCTACCTAGACTACGTAGTTGAGCAATGGGTAGAAGAGAACAAGCTAGCAATTGAAAGCGGTATTAAGGCCGAAGTGGTTGAGAGCTTTATGGAAGGCCTAAAGGGTCTTTTCACAGAACATTATGTTGATGCTCCACAAGAGAAGCTAGACATCCTAGCCCAGACAGCCGCTGAAGTTGAAGATCTAAAGGCTAAGCTATCTGCATCAATCAATGAAAATATTGAACTATCTAAGAAGCTAGAATCCGCAGAAGCAGAAAAGGCATTTGTTGAAGTATCAGAAGGCCTTGCTGCAACTCAGATTGAAAAGCTTCGTACCTTAGCAGAAGGCCTAGAGTATGCTGACGTTTCTTCCTATAAGAAGAAGCTAGGCATGATCAAGGAGTCATACTTTGCCGCTAAGAAGGTAGAAGCTAATGCTCAGCAACAGCTAAATGAGGAAGTCGCTCCTGCTCCAGCAGAGAAGGCAGCTGATCCAGTCATGAATAAGTACGCTGCAGCGATTTCTCGTTCGGTCCAAAAGTAACCAATTATAAATATTAGATAACCCCTAAAGGAGAGACAAAGATGTTTTCTAACGAACAACTTCTAAAGAAGTGGCAGCCAGTTCTAGAACACGCAGACCTTCCAGAAATTAAGGATCGTCTACGTAAGTCTGTAACAGCCCAGCTACTAGAAAATACAGAGCGTTCAATGCAAGAGACTGGCGGTAGCGTCCGTGCTCTATTGGAAGCCGGTACACACACACCAACTAACGCAACTGGCACAGCTGGTTTAGGTGACGGCGTTTCAAACTACGATCCAGTGCTAATCTCACTAGTTCGTCGTTCAATGCCAAACCTAGTTGCGTATGACGTTTGCGGCGTTCAGCCAATGACAGGCCCAACAGGCTTGATCTTTGCAATGCGCAGCAAGTACAGCTCACAAGCAAACTCAGCTGCAGAAGCATTCTATAACGAAGCTAATACAGCCTTCTCAACGGTTGCCCTAGGTAACTCAACAGTTAACCTACCAGGCTATCGTAACGTAGGTACAGCTCCTGGTTCAGCAAACAACGCAGAGTCCAACACATATAACTGGGCTGGCGGTATGTCAACAAACCAGGCTGAAGCACTAGGTAACGGTTCAAACGCTGCATTCGCAAACATGGCTTTCTCAATTGAGAAGGTTTCTGTTGAAGCAAAGAGCCGCGCATTGAAGGCAGAGTACACAATGGAACTAGCCCAGGATCTAAAGGCTATCCATGGTCTAGATGCCGAGGCAGAGCTATCAAACATTCTACAATCAGAAATCCTTGTAGAAATCAACCGTGAAGTTATCCGCACAATTAACGTAACAGCTAAGCGCGGCGCTAACACCACAACAACAGTTGGTACATTCGACCTAGACGTCGATGCAAACGGCCGTTGGTCAGTTGAGAAGTTCAAGGGCCTATTGTTCCAGATCGAGCGTGAAGCTAACCAAATTGCCAAGGACACACGTCGTGGTAAGGGTAACATGATCCTTTGCTCTTCAGATGTTGCATCTGCATTGCAAATGGCTGGTGTTCTAGATTACGCTCCTGCTCTAAACAGCAACGCTCTAAACGTTGACGACACAGGCAACACATTTGCTGGTGTTCTAAACGGTCGTATCAAGGTCTACATTGACCCATACGTAACAGACAACTACATGACAGTTGGCTATAAGGGCGCAAGCGCATTCGATGCTGGTATCTTCTACTGCCCATACGTTCCACTACAGATGGTTCGTGCAGTCGGTGAAGACACATTCCAGCCAAAGATTGGCTTCAAGACACGCTACGGCATGGTCGCAAATCCATTCGCAGAAGGTGCTGCATATGGTAATGGCGCTATGACAAAGGACGCAAACGTATACTACAGACGCGTTCTAGTAAGCAACCTACTATAATCCTTAACCGGATAATAGAAAGAGAGGGCCGCGAAAGCGGCCCTTTTTTTTGCTTGATAAATATTGGTATGGAAATGCATTCATTCAAAACATATCTAAATGAGCAAGCAGAACTTGGTCTAACTGTGTTTGACCTTGATGAAACCTTGTTCCATACAAAAGCTAAGATTAAAGTAATGAATGGCGGTAAGGTAGTCCACACATTAGATAATCAACAATATAATCATTACAAGTTAAAGGCTGGTGAATCTTTTGATTATGGTGAGTTTAGAAGTGCTGAGGTATTTGAGAAGACATCCACACCAGTAGCTAAGATGATAGGTAAGGCAAAGGCAATTATCAATAATGCTTTTGTTAAAGGTTCAAGAGTTATTATATCAACAGCCAGA